GGAGCGGTAAGCAGTTGTTCTATTACAGGGTGGACGCAGCAGGCGTGAGGTACTATCCACTACCCGAATACATGGGGTGCTTGGCGTGGATTGAGGCCGATGTCCAAGTGGCGAACTTTCACAACAACAACCTGCGGAATAACTTTTGGGGCGGGTACTTGATAAACTTCAACAACGGCATCCCGACACCCGAAGAACAAGGCGACATTGAGCGGCAGATTAAGCGCAAGTTTTCGGGGACCGACAATGCGGGCCGATTCGTTGTGACTTTTAATGATGATGTCAGCAAAGCCCCGACGCTTGAACCGCTCACCCCGTCCGACATGGACAAGCAGTTTGAGATTCTTAACAAGGCTATCCAATCCGAAATCTTTATCTCGCACCGTGTCGTAAACCCCATGCTCTTTGGTGTCAAGACCGAGGGCCAACTGGGAGGACGGCAGGAACTGGTTGAGGCTTACGAACTATTCAAGGCTACCTATGTGAACGACCGTGTGCGGAAGGTGGAGCGGATGATTAACTACTTGGGTTCGTTCAACGGCGTTGAAGGGATGGAACTGATTCCCGTGGAGCCGATTACCGAGCGTCTATCCGAGCAAGCCCTGCTGACCATAATGACCCCGGAGGAACTCCGTGAAAAAGCCGGCTTGCCGGTATTGGAAAAGCAACCTGCCGATGTGGTCGGACCCAATCCCCAACCCGACGAGCAACCGCAAACGCCTGCACAACTTAGCAACGACAATATCAAGAAACTATCGGGCAGGGAGTACCAAAACCTCATGCGAATCGTCCGTCACTATGCCCAAGAAAAAATCACGCTTGAGATGGCCCGCACGATGCTATCCGCTGGTTTCGGCTTGACCCCCGAAGAAGTGAACACGCTATTGGGGGTGCAAGAGCAAGCCTTCAGCGAGCCTATGTGGGGCGAAGAAGACGACGAGGACTATGGATGGGGGGAAGAAGAGTTCAAGGTCTTGGAGGTCGTTGCAAGCAAGTTTGGGAGCAGTTCCGACGAGTATGTGGTCATGCACTCCAAGCCAATGAGGTTTGACACCGACTTAGACGACCAGGTCCGTCAAGCCTTCGCTGAACTGGGGGAGGAAGAAAAGGAACTGGATAAAAAAATTGAAGCCTACCGCAAGAAGAATCGGGATGCCTCCGTGGAAGAAATGGCCAAGGAGTTCGGAGTGAGCAAGGCCAAGGTCGCCAAGCGGGTCGCCTACTTGATTACGAAGGATCGTTACCCCATCGCAAGAGCCGTGGACCAAATCGCCTCGGAAAACCTGCCCAAGAACATCAAGGAAGTGGCCGAGCCTGTACTTGAAGTCCGCTACAAATACGCATGGGCCGCTGGTTTCAGCAACAAGGACAAACGGACGAGCCGTGAGTTCTGCAAGGTGATGCTGGACTTGGCTGACCAAGGCAAGGTGTACACCCGTGACGACATCAACGGCATTTCCAATATCATGGGATACTCCGTTTGGAATCGCCGAGGTGGATGGTATCACACGGCCAGCGGAGTGAACCGCCCCCAATGCCGCCATGTATGGGAGCAGCAGTTGGTAATCCGTAAGGGCAATAAAATCAGCAAAGCATGAAGGCACTATTCATATCCGAACAAACCCTGCTGGACAATTCCGTAATCAACGAGAATGTTTCCTTTACGCAAATTCGGCCCACCATCGTGAAGGTGCAGGAGATGCGGATTCAGCCGATAGTCGGTTCGGCCCTGTACTCGGAAATGGTGACGCAGGTGGTGAGCGGCACGACCACGGCCCTGAACACCACGCTCTTGGAGGACTACATCCAACCCGCTATGGTGCAATGGCTTTACTACGAGTTACCCATGGTATTGGCCTTTAAATACATGAATAAGGGAATGGTCCGCAGAACCAGCGAAGAATCTTCCCAAATGTCCATGGACGAAATCACCCGCCTCACCGACAAAGTGAAGAACGATGCGGAGTGGTATTCCGAGCGCATTACCCGCTACCTCATGGAGCAGAAGGCGAATTACCCGCTCTTCAACTCCCCGCCATCGGCATTGGATACTATTTACCCCAACGGCACGAACTACAACACGGGGATGGCCTTGGATGCCCGCACCCTGCGCCGTGGTGCTGGACTTGACCGCCCGTGGCCTTACGACCCTTACTGCAACAACTGTTGAACCCTATGGGAGCGCACTCAAAAAATATTCTGAAATTACAGGCTTATGTCATGGATAAAAATCAAGCAAGCACTCCTTGCGCTTGCAAATGCTCATCCGCAGGTGAACTCCTTCGGAACGGGCGACCCGCTTGCAATCGGAACGGACAACACGATAAACCTACGAACCCCAAGCCGTGAGCGAATCGTCTATCCGCTCGTCTTTGCGGATGTTCAAAGTGCGAGTACTGACCTTGGGAGTTTGGCTCTTGTGGTCGGTGTCTATTTTAGCGACCGAGTGGAATCCATTGCCACGATGGGCGGAGTGGTTTCGGGCAGTCCGACGCTGGGTTGGCAAGACAATGAAGACGAGGTTTTGAGCGACCAACTGCAAATCGCACAGGACTTCATTTCAGCCCTTACAAACGACCCGACGCAAGAGTGGACCCTAAGTACCAGCGTCAGCCTTACGAGGTTTGTAGAGAGCCGAGACGACCGCACAGCGGGGTGGGTGGCAACCTTGTCGTTCCAACTGCCGTATAGCCATAGCATTTGTGAAATTCCTTCATAAGATACATTTACCCTAAATACCCCAAGCAATGCCAACTCCAATCTTACAACAAATGCTCGGACAGGGCGGCACGATGGAATTCGTGGACGCTGCCGTCACGGGCAAGAATTACGACTTTATCGTGGTGAACGCCGCCGCAACCTTTACGACCTTGACGGGTACGGGAGGCGAAAACCTGCTGACCGCTTACGCTTTGAGCGGCAAGTCCGTGTCCGCGGGCATCGTCATCAGCGGAAGGAACGGCGGCAAGATTACGGCGGTAACTCCAAGCGTCGGTTCGGTAATCGGTTACACCTTCCTGTAAGCGATGTTCATCGGCTACGGATACGGCTATCCCCGCTCGCTTATTCTTGGCGGTTCGGGCAACCCTTATTGGGCGGCCTACAATGTCCGTGCGACCGCTGACGGCGCAACCGCTGCCGAAACTGCAAGCAACGACTGCCTGCAAGCCCGATTCATTGACACCTTCCAAGATTACAATTTCTTCGTGTGGACCGATACGGTGTGGGCGGCGTTTAATTCCCGCTGCGATGCCGATTCAGCCACCGCCAAAGAAACCCTTTTTGAAAACTGCCTCCAAGTGCGAACCTATAATTTAGACTAATGCCCGCAGCACCATCACTCTTAATCGTTCCCTATCGTTCCAAGACGGGGCGGTTGTATTCCCAAATCCCTGTACCCGTAGCCCCAGCAACAACGGGGGCGGGGGACTTCACCGTTACCCGTGACACAACCGCACGGCGGTTCAACTCTGCGGGGTTGATTGAATCCGTTGCTTCGGGCATCCCCCGCTTGGACTACTACACAAGCGGAGGAACGGCGGGGTGTCCTGCATTGCTCGTTGAGCCTGCGGCGACGAACTTGGCGTTGCAAAGCACATTTTCAACAGGATGGAGCACATCGTTTAGTGGCTCGGTGAGTGGTAATGCAAGCGGCACAAATTCGCCCGAAGGAAGTGGCAATGCCGCTTTGTTAAGCGTAGTGGCAACCGCTTTTAGTAGTATTTCCCGAACGATTACAACGGTATCGGGTAGTGTTTATACTGCAAGCGTTTTTGCTAAAAAGAGAGATAAAGATTTTTTGTACTTTGTTAATCTTGCGGGCAACACAGCAATCGCTTGGTTTAATTTGGCAAGTGGAACGGTTGGAACGGTTGGTGCAAACACAACCGCAAGAATTGAAAATTACGGGAACGGATGGTATCGTTGTAGTATTACACAAACAGCAGGGGGCACGACCTCATACATTCAGTTCGGGCTATCGGATGCAGACAACACAAACGCTGCGGCAAGTTCGGGCAGTAATTTTGTTTTTGGAGCGCAGTTTGAACTCGGCTCGGTAGCAACCTCCTACATCCCCACCACCGCAGGCACGGGAAGCCGAAGCGCCGATGTCATCTCGGTCAGCGGAGCGGTCAGCGGGTCCATCGGGCAGACGGAGGGGACGATGTATTGGGAGGGAGCGATTTATAGATATGACCGAGTGTTTTTTGCTTTATCGTCGGGAACATCAACAACCCAAGCGGTAAGATTACAAACGACGAGTGCAGGGCTATTGCAGGCTATTTCCATTTCAGGGACCGTTCAGGCAAATCCACAAACATCAGGGGCAGTAACTCTTGGCCAATTTAACAAAGTAGCATTTGCTTACAAGGAAAACGACTTCGTGTTATATGTCAACGGAGTGCTTCAAGCATCCGACACATCAGGCACTTTGCCGACTAATCTCAATAGCGTTTATTTCTGCAACTCCAATGGAACGGAAATAACGGACCAACGATGCCGTGCCGCCGCCCTCTACACCACCCGCCTCACGAACGCAGAACTCGCAGCCCTAACCACGCCCTAAGATGCCCACCTTCCGCAAGTTCGCCTTTCCCGACGGGGACACCGCTGACAAGTTGCTGGGGGAACTCCTGCAACCGCTGGACTTCGCCGTGCCGCTCGGACACCTCTGCGCCGCATCGGATAGCGAAGGAAACTGCATCAAGACACGCCCCGAATTTGCGGTGGACATACTATTCCACGACACCTGCCCCGAAGACCTTGCCGCATTCGTGGTATGGCCCGCCCCGTGCGGAGTGCATTCGTTCAGCGGTTGGGAAGAACAATACCCTGCTGACCACAAAGAATTTGCAACATCACCTAAATAAACACACTTCCAACCATGGGCCTATTTCGCCGCAACCCCGACCAACCAAAACTTCCACTTATGAAATCAGCCGTCATCGCTCTGCTCCGTCACTTGCTCACTTTTATTGGAGGCACACTCGTCGCCAAAGGTATACTTGACACCGCAACCCTCACCGAAATCATTGGCTCGGTATTGACCCTATTGTCAGTAGGTTGGATGGCTTTGGATAAATCAAAGGGCGAACCCAACAAGTAGCCAACGGGTGAACCTAATCGAAACCACTATCATCGGCACCATCAGCGCAATCGTTGGCGGTGCAGTCGCTTGGCTCACACGGGGACGCTTCCAAGCGGATTCCCTCCAGGTCAAGCAAGCCCAAGCGGTGCTGGCTATGTGGCAGGAAACCGCTGAGGCTCAAAAGAAAGAGTTGACCGAATTACGCAACGAGATTGTAAGTTTGCGAGAGCGGATAGAGTTACTGGAGAACACCATCCAAACACTCGAAGCCGAAAACGCAACACTTAAATCCCAGCGATGATTCTGCCAACCACTAAGCATTCCCGCAATATTCACGAAGTCACCTGCCAAAGCGGGCAGGAGTTCTTACTAATCAGCGACCTGCATTGGGACAACCCACATTGCGATAGGGGGCTGCTCAAAAATCATTTGGACGAAGCCTTGCGCAGGAATGCCGCCATCATACTAAATGGGGACTCCCTTTGTTTGATGGGTGGCCGTTATGATAAACGGGCTGACAAGTCAGGAGTGCGACCCGAACACCAAGTCAATAACTATCTGCAAGCCGTCACCGAAGATGCGGCTAACTGGTTTAAGCCATACGCCGAAAACATTCTTTTAATCGGCTACGGGAACCACGAAACAAGCATCGTCAAGCATACCGAATTTGACCCGCTCTTGGCTCTTACCAGCATTCTAAACTACGAGGCGGGAACAACGGTTCAACTTGGTGGCTACGGAGGAACGATTGATATCCGAGTACAACACGACAACCTTCGTGGCGTAAACTTCGTAACACATTATTATCATGGTCACGGTGGGGGTGGTCCCGTTACACGCGGCGTAATTCAAGACCAACGATTACTCGCAGCCACCGAAGGCTACGACCTCACTTGGATGGGCCATGTCCACGAACTTTACTACCACCAAAACATGATTCACCGCTATGACCGTTCCACGAAGACGCTCCTTCAAAAACCTATTCACCAACTTAGGACGGCGACTTACAAGGAAGAGTGGGACGGAGGGTACATGGGCTTTCATACTGAACGAGGAAGAGGCCCGAAGCCTTTGGGAGGCTATTGGATGAAATTGGAAACGAGCCGCAATGCCAGCAAGGACAACAAAGGTCCCGAACTGCAACTGCACGCCACCTTCACGCCTGCGGATAGGTTGTATTAATCCCAAAAACTACGCATGACGAAGCGGTCATGTATAGAAAATGGCGTTTTTGATGTACGATTCCTTCGTACAACTACCCCTCCTGCGTATCGGAGGCGGTCAAGTAAAGGTAACCGTACTCCTTCTCCGCTTTGAACTGCGGGCAAGCCTTCGTCACTCCTGGGAAGTCCCGATGGCCACAAATGCGGGCCTTGGGGTACTTCTGCAACCACGATAGCAACACCCCTGCGATGGCTTGGCGTTGCTGGATGGTACGGTCATCCGTGTCCTTGCCTCCGATATACGACACATGGAGGCTCGTTGAGTTGTGTCCCTGCACGCCGTTGGTTACCTTGTCGTCGGTAGCCAGCGTCATGATGTTCCCGTTGGGTTCCACGATTTTGTGGTATCCCACCGCCTTCCAGCCCAACCCCTCCTTCCAATGGCGGCGGATGCTGGCGATGGTGGTGTTCTTGGGGGTCGCCGTGCAATGGACGACGAGGTGGGTAATATCTCTCATTCTTCGGGATTAAGGAGTGGGTAGTAACAAACGGTGTAGTCTTCGTCCTTGGGCAACTGGGAGGCGGACACCTCATGAACCCCTGCCCATTGGGCCTTGGCGGGGTCGTAGCCCAGCAACTCGCAGGCACGGCGATACTCGCACAGGAGGGCGTGGTTCTGCTCCAGGTCTTGGGGAGATATGGCTATCATCAGCCGCTCCAAGGCGTTTGTGAGGGATTTGGCGGGTCGGGTAGAGTGGTAGGTCATGATGCAAATTTATACCCGATAGCGTCAAAATATGGCGAAAGCAGAGAGTTTTGAAAATCTTATACCGCATCGGGTGTAAATGTCCCAAAAGAAAAATGACTACAATGGTCGCAAAAGGGTAGAGGCGTTGTAACTTTGTCGGACACTAAACCCAATAACCCAATGAACACAATAGCAAAACACACTGGTTACTTCCTTATCAACGAAAAAGGAAATTTAGAAATGGTTACTTATGCACCTGACCAAAATTTAAGCGGTCAAAAGGCATCCGACTCTTATGCACTTGCACAAGGATTATTTATTAATGAAATTTCACATGATTTGTGGCTTACTGATGTAAAATGCTATAGAGTAGTTGGAACTCCAAGCGGATTGCAAAGTATTAAAGATTTAAACTGCAAAATAATTGCAAAGCAAACTTTTGATTGGGATATGGCAAAACCAATAGGAGAAAGACAAAGCAACTTAAAAAAGTCAAGCAAATGGGATGAATGCTTTACTTTTTACAAAAACAAAAAGTAGATGAACCGAGGGGTGCGGCTCACCAACGCACATTGTTTTATTCCACCCACTAAACCCAAAACCATGAACCACGAAACCAAAACCAAACTCAAAGCCGCCCTTGCGACGGGCTACATCGTGCTGACCGCCTGCCTCGGCCTCGCATTTTTCGGCAGATTCATTCTTGCAATTATCACCAACTAAACCCCAAAACCATGCACAAGTTTAAAACCACCAACATCAAAGGCAAGGACTATGTTGAAGTCAACCAACGCCTGCTCTTCTTCCGCAACGAGCCAGCCTATGCAGGTTGGTCCATTGAATCCGACCTCGTTGACTTGCAACCCGACCGCTGCTGCATCAAGGCTATGATTCGGGATGCCGATGGCCGCATCCGTGCTACGGGCCACGCCCATGAGGACCGCACCAGTTCCATGATAAACAAGACCTCCTATGTAGAAAATTGCGAAACCTCTGCCTTTGGCCGTGCGTTAGCCGCCCTTGGAATCGGGATTGAAACATCAATCGCAAGTGCCAACGAGGTGCAGATGGCTATTGCCAAGCAGGACCAGTTCAATGACTTGACCGACAAACTCGGATTGGTTCCAGCATACGACGACCTCACCGCCGCAACGCTCAAAGCCGACTTCCTCAAGTTGGTGCAGAAACTCCCCGCCGACCAGCAGGAGCGGTTCCTCAAGGACCTGGACCAAATGACCCCCGCCCGCTTTGAGAAAGGCATCCAATTCATCCAAAACCAACTTGCTAAGCCATGAACAACCTACTATCCCGCCTCAACGCCGACGCATTCGTTGCCCTAATGAACGAGCGTGAGCAGTATTCCACGACCATTAACGAGTTGCTACAAACCATGCAACAAAAGGACTGGTTCCAAGACCTCACCCAAAAAGAGTTGTGGAACTTGTCCATGCACCTTCCCAAAGATATTTGGGATGGGAATATCCGCACGCTTGTTAACCTATTCCAAACCCGCCCAATCACTAACCCATGAACCATTTAGTCACCATTCCCAAGAGCGACATCAGCAAGGCTGACATCGCCGACATCGCCGCTGGCCTTATCCTCCGCATTCAGGAGGGAGAGGTCAACCCCATCGCCGCCCATGTACGCTTGAAGGCGGTCGTGAAAGCCTTGGAGCAAGTCCTGAAAGCGACCGAGGACATCGTTCGGGACGAGGCCGAAAAGCACGGCAAGACCTTCTCCGCCTTCGGTGCAGAAATCCAAGTCAAGGAGGGGGCGTTGACTCCCGACTACCAGCACGACCAGCAATGGAGCGACCTGCAGGCATGGGTGAAGGAAAGGGAAGAACTGCTGAAGATGGCCTTCCGCAACGCTGGCAAGGCTACGGTGTACGACGAATCCACGGGCGAAGCGGTCCCCGTGTGTCCCGCAAAGGGGACAAAACCATCCATTGCAGTTACTTTTAAAGCCAGTTAAGATGACAAGGAGCCAAGCACTCATCCAAGCGATGCAGTTACTCGCTACACGCCCATACAAGGCCGCAGAACTCTCCAAAGCCATCGGCATAAACATCCGTACCACTCACCGAATTTTAAACGATTTACGGGCCTCTAAATGGCTTACAAAAGAAACCTGCAAATATTCAATTAATCCTAAACAAAACGGATGACATACAAGCCAAGGGTCAACACAAAAACCGTTCTTCAAGACAACCCAATGGCGGTCGCATTAGGCCAAAAGGCCGAAGAACTATTCCCTATTTTATTTCAAGAAAAGACAGGAATGGAATGCGTGAAGGCCACGGATGACCAGCAACGATTGCACATTGACTTTGTTTGTGGTCGCTTTTCTTTTGAGGTTAAGTCAATAAAGCGAAAGGAACGAAACGACCCATTCTTTTGTACCGATGAAATGGTATTAGAGATTACGAATAGTTTTGGGTTTAATGGATGGCTTTACGGCGAGGCCACGCACATTGCGCAGGAAACATTGGATTCCTTTCTTATCTTTAATCGTCAAGACCTTGTAAATCATTACGAAGCAAACGAGCATATTTACCCTAAAATAACCCGCCATACCGACTGCTTTGTGTGGGTTCCCTTTGAACACCTTAAAACAATTAAATATTCAATTTTACCTAAACCCCAACCTATGAGCAACTATCAACCACACCCTAACACTTTCACGCTTTTCTCTAACGACAAGGGCGACAACCCGAAGCGACCCGACTATCGTGGCGACATCATTCTCCCCGACGGGACCAAGATGCGCCTGTCCGCATGGGTCAAGGAAGGGCAGAGCGGTAAGAAGTTCTTAAGCGGCAAAGTTGAGCCGATGAACGAATCCCGTCCAGCCAACGCTTTTGAACCGCAGGCTGGAGATATGCCGTTTTAGTGTAAATTTGTACCCGATTTACATTTAAGAGTAGAACCGCCTCCAAAAGAATGCTGGCCTTTTGGAAGTGAAGATAAAGGGTTATTAACCCCTACCTCGGCCGCCAGCACGGTCGGGGTTTTTTTTTACCTCCTATGAGAGATTCATTCATCTTCTACCGCTC